GCGCCTGCAAGTGGCAGAGAACGCAAGCCAGGGGCTTGCAGGGGGTGGCGAGCAAAGCGACGGCACCTCGATGCCGGTTGGTACCGTCGCGACAGTCTGCGACAGTAGGCGTTGCGGTTCCTTCCCCAGGCCTGGCTACTTTGCCTCCGGCAACGAACGCCGCAAAAGTGGTCAGGCCTTCCGTCCGCCCTGTGATCTCTCAAAATGGCACGCAAGAAAAAGCCACCGCCGGCCGCCGAAAAGCCTCAAAAAAAGGCACCTAGCGGATATCTGAAGGCCTCGTACGACACCAAAAAGGCACGCACTCGCGAGCGTGACGTTGCCCTTTCCGAGTCCGGCCGCGACATCGGTGAAATTCCGCCGATCGTCAAACGCGATCGCCGTGACGCCGGCCGGCATTCGTTCCGGCTTTTCTGCGAAAGCTACATGCCGGCCACGTTCGAGCTTGCGTGGTCGCCGGACCACCTGGAGGTGATCGCAGCCGTCGAGGCAGCAGTGCTTCGAGGCGAGTTGCTGGCGTTCGCGATGCCGCGAGGCTCAGGAAAGACGAGCCTTGTCGAAGCCGCTGCATTGTGGGCGTTGCTGTACGGCCATCGCGACTTCGTTGCGATCGTTGGCAGCGACGAGGGGCACGCCGCGATGATGCTCCAGAGCGTGCAAGTGGAGTGCGAGACGAACGAGCTTCTGCTTGAGGACTTTCCCGAGGCGATCTATCCGATTGTCGCCTTGGAGCGAATTCACCAGCGGGCAAAGGGGCAGCTATTCCAAGGCAAGCCGACTCATATTCGCTGGACATCGGACGAATTGCAGTTCCCGTCGATTCCTGGCTCGCCGGCCGCCGGCGGCATCATCCGGGTGGCTGGCATCACCGGGCAAATTCGTGGCATGTCCGCGAAGCGTGCGAGCGACGGCCGAAAGGTGCGGCCTGGCCTCGTGCTGATCGACGACCCGCAGACGGACGACTCCGCAAGATCGCCTTCGCAGGTCGCCAACCGCGAGTCGGTCATTCGCGGTGCCATCCTTGGCCTCGCCGGGCCGCGAGTGAGGATCGCTGGGCTAGCGACCGTCACCGTCATCTGGCCTGACGACCTGGCCGAGCGGCTATTGAACCGCGAACGGAACCCGGCATTTCAAGGCAAGCGGTTCTCGCTCGTCCAGCAATGGCCGAAGAATGCGACCTTGTGGGAGGAATACGCCGAACTTCGACGCCGTGGGCAGCGAACCGGTGCAGGCACGGCGGAGGCGACCGCGTTCTACGCTCGCAACCGCGAGGCGATGGACGAAGGCGGCATCGTTTCGTGGGCAGAACGAAAGAATGATGACGAGCTTTCGGCCATTCAGCACGCCTGGAATCTGCGAATTGACCGCGGCGAAGCGGCTTTTTTCGCGGAATATCAGAACCAACCGCTCGAAATGGCCTCGGAAGCCGCCGGGCTCAAGGTAAACGACACGGTTGCGAAGGCGGTGAAGATTGACCGTTGGATCGTGCCTTCCGGCTTGGACACCCTCACGGTTTTCGTGGACGTTCAGCAAACCGTGCTGTATTGGCTCGTGGCAGCGTGGGGGCACCGCTTCCGCGGTCACGTTGTTGCCTACGGTGCATACCCTGACCAGGGCCGCAGCTACTTCACGCTGCGAGAAACCCGCCGCACGCTACAGCGGGAGGCCGGCGTCGATGCGATCGAGCCAGCAATTCACGCCGGCCTCGGTGCCGTTGCGACGATGCTTCTTGAGCGCGAGTTCGCACGCGAGAATGACGACGCTGTGATGCGGGTTTCGCACATGCTCATTGACGCCAACTGGGCTCAGACGCAAGGCGTCGTGCGAGACTTTGCGAGGCGAAGCAAATGGGGGCCGCGAATCATTCCAACGCACGGCCGATTCGTCGGAGCCTCGTCGTCAACAATCAGCGACAAAGCACCGGATCGAGGCGAGCGGGTCGGGTTCAACTGGCGAACCAGCACGATCCAGAAGCAGAAGCACTTGCTCTACGACACGAACGCATGGAAGTCGTTCGTGGCCTCGCGTATTCGCTTGCCGGTCGGCGATCCGCAAGGCCTGACGCTCCACGAAGGTCAACACGACATGCTCGCGGAGCAGTTCGCGAGCGAGCATCCAGTGCGAGTGACGAGCAGGCAGCGAATCGTTGATGAGTGGCGGCTGACGCCTGGCCGCGACAACCATTTGTGGGACTGCCTTGTGGGGGCAGCGGTTGCGGCATCGTTCTCCGGCATCTCTGACGTTGGCACCGAATCGGAGCCAGCGGTAAGGCGGCAGGCTGTTAGCTCGGAGGAGGCTAGGCGCCGCCGCGAAGAGATAAAACGCCGCTTTGGGTAAGCCTACTTGCGCCTTTTCTTCGGACGCTTCGAGGCATTCACTCGCCGTATTGTTTCCACGTAGCCTTCCATTACCGGGGCCTCAACGCGGAGCATTTTTGAGACGGCCAGGCGGACCGCGACGCTGGGCGTAACGCCGTTCCGCTCACAATAAGTTGCAAGCGGAACGGCCAGAGGCCCTGGACGAAAGGTGATGCGTTCGATCATGGGATGCTCATTGTGCTAAGGTAGTTGCCTTGCATCAACTGGCTACGGCGTGGAGTTCCTGTTGCCGAACCAGCGTCCTTGCGGGCCGAGCCTGCGATGTCTTTTCCCGCACACTTTGCCACTTGTCAATCGCTTTGAATGAAAAGGTAAGGTGTCCGCCGTGGCCTATTTCGCACTCAGGGCCAGTGAGGTCCTTGTTGTATTTCTGGAGAGTTCCCATCGTCAACCCTAACTCGGCGGCAGCTTGCCTGACTTTGATTCTTGCGAAATACCGGCCGTCTTCAAAGTCCGCAAGGCGGTCTGTTCCCAAGGATCGCAGCAAGATCTCTATGTCTTTCACGTCACGCTGCGTAGGCTCAACGCCGATAACTGAGGACATGCTTTGAGCTAGTTCGGCCGCGTATCGCACTAAGTATACCAGTGTCGGACAGTGGGTCAAGTGCCCTGGAAAAGTTTTTCGAAAGATAGCCGCGTCCACGCGTCGGCCGGGGGGTCACCTGGACACCGGTACACTGAACGGTAGGAAGGCAATACACGCCTTTCATGCCGTGGGTGCTGCCGAATGGCCGACAACGACGACGTTCTCGACGCGATCGCTGACAACCTTGCGCAGCCGAAGCGGGCGCGTACGGATGCCGGCGAAGTTGAGCAGCACGATCTCGATCAACAGGTCGCGGCAGCCAAGTTCGTCATCGACGGGCGGGCCGCTTCGGCCAGTGCATTCGGCGGGCTTCGGTTCGCTCGCATCCAGGCTCCGGGGGCTGCTGAATGAGCCTTCTCGGAAAGCTCCTTTCGCCGCTCGCCGGAACTAGCCGCGCGAAGCTCGCCGCCACGGTGGACGCTCAAAACGCGACCATCCAGAGCCTTTTGCGGGCGTCCTACGACGCTGCGAAGACGCACGCGAACAACGAGCGGCACTGGGCCAACGCTGACGGGTTCTCGCCGGACGCGGCGTTGTCGCCGGCCGTGCGTACGAAGATTCGCAACCGGGCTCGCTACGAACTTGCCAACAACTCCTACGCGGCTGGCATGGCTTCGACGTGGGCGCGAGACATGGTTGGCACCGGGCCACGGTTGCAGCTTGACCTCGGGCCGGACGTCAACCCGCGCAAGACGCGGCAAGTCGAAACGGCGTTTTTCGATTGGTCGGTCGAGTGCGACTTGGCTCAGAAATTGCGACTTGCCAAGCAGGCCAAGATCGCCGCCGGCGAGGTGTTCGGGCTGAAAACGAACAACCGCAAGTTCCGCAAGGTGCAACTCGACGTCAAGTTGCTTGAGGCCGATCAGGTCTATTCGCCGCTCGGCACGATTGAACTGCCGAACGAGGTGGACGGCATCCGGTTCGACGAGGACGGCAACCCGGCTGCGTATTGGGTCGCCAAGTATCACCCTGGCTCGTCGTTCTCCGGGTGGGGCCAGGATGGCGAGTGGGTTGACGCCGACAAGGTGCTTCACTGGTTCCACGCAACGCGACCGGGCCAGAGCCGCGGCGTACCGGAGATCACGCCGGCACTTGAACTGTTCGCCATGTTGCGGCGTACCGGGCGTGCCGTCGTGCTTGCCTACGAGACTGCCGCCAACGTTTCGTTCGTCTTGAAGACGACCATGCCAGCCGACACCGGCGGCGCGAAGACGCTCGACCTGTTCGAGACGATGCCGGTTGTCCCGAATATGGGCGTTGCCGCTCCCGATGGTTGGGAGCCGGTGCAGATGAAGTCGGAGCATCCCAAGAGCGAACACTCGGCGTTCGTCCGCCAGGTGTTGAACGAGATCGCCCGCTGCCTCGACATGCCGTACATCGTCGCGGCGATGGATTCGTCGTCCGCGAACTACTCGTCAATGCGTGGCGACTATCAGGTTTATCGCAAGGCGATCAACGTAGAGCGGTCGGACGTCGAGCGGGTTTGGCTCGACCCGATTCTCTACTCGTGGCTCGATGAAGCAACGCTCATCAGCGGCATGATTCCGCGCGGCCTTCCGCCGTTCTCGGAATGGAACTGGTCGTGGACGTGGGACGGCTTCGAGCATGTGGACCCCAAGAAGGAAGCCGAGGCCGACGCGATCATGCTTGCCGCAAACATGACGACCCTTGCGGAAGTCTGCGGCAAGCGTGGCAAGGACAGCCGGCTCGTGATGCGAAAGCGAGCCGAAGAACTTGCCTTGCAGCGTGAACTCGGAATTGATCCAGCCAGCCTTTCGCAAGTGGCTGTTGCCGCTGCGATGCAAGGCGACGAACCGGAGGACGAATGAGCAAGAAGAAGAACTACACGCTGAACCTCTCCGCCGACATTGCCTTCGCCGCTGGCGAGGGCGAGCGTCAGCCGACCGTTGACATCGTGGCGTACACCGGCGACCAGATCGCTCAAGCGTGGTCGGACGTGCCGCTCGTGGTGGACCTGGCAGGCGTCAAGGCTGGCGACACGGTGCCGGTTCTGTATGCCCACGGTCGCGAGGACATGAACTCGCTGGACAGCGTGGTAGGCAAGTCAACGCGGATCGAGAACGACGGCAAGCAGCTTGATATTGCGGCCGACCTTATCCGCGGCGAACCCAACGCCGACAAGCTCATCCGCCTCGGGGCCGCTGGCGTGCCGTTGCAGGCTTCGATTGGTGCGAGCGTTGACCGCACCGAATACGTCAAGTCGGGCGCGAGCGTGACCGTCAACGGTCGCGAGTTCGCTGGTCCCATTACCGTCGTCCGGGCCTCGCGGCTGCGGGAAGTGTCTTTGGTCCTCTTTGGAGCAGACGCCAATACGTCTGCCGCTATCGCAGCGGATGCGAGTTCGGAGGTTGACCCTATGGCTGATAAGGCCACCGACAAGCCCGAAGACGTCAAGGCGTCTGCGGAAGACACGGCGAAGGCCGCCGTGGGGACCGAGAACAAGAGCGTTGAAGCATCGCTCGGCATCGAAGCCAAGGGTGGCGACGGCGCGAGCCTCGTTGACGCCAACAGCGTTGCCGACCTCGTGCTGTCGAAGCTGAAGGAGGAGTTGTTGGGCCGCGAGCGTGCCGACCGGGCCAAAAGTCCGGCCGTCCACGTGGTTGACGCTGCTGCTGCAAACTCTCCGAAGGTGATCGAGGCCGGGCTCTGCCTTGCCGGTGGTCTGCCCAACGTCGAGGCGTCGTTCGATGCCAAGACGCTTGAGCTTGCCCACAAGCGGCACGGCCGCGGTTCGCTTCAGGAAGTGCTGATCGAGGCTGCCCGCGCAAACGGGTACACCGGGCACTACCGAATCGACCAGGGCAACTGCAAGGAGGTGCTGGCGAATGCGTTCTCGACGCACTCGATCAGCAACGTGCTTTCGGCGACCTACGGCAAGTTCCTCCTTGCCGGGTTCTCTTCGGTGGAAAGCGGCTACGAGAAGATCGCGGCGGTTCGTTCGGTCAGCGACTACAAGAGCATGACCGGCGTTCGGCTCAACGGTGGCTTCGACTTCCTTGATGTTGGCCCGACCGGCGAACTCAAGGGCGCTGCGGCTTCCGATGAGACTCGCACGATCCAGGCCAAGCTCACGGGCCGGCTCACCAAGGTGTCGATGGTGGACCTCATCAACGACGACCTCGGCGTGCTGACCCAGGTGCCAAGCCGGCTCGGTCGTGGTGCCGCTCTGAAGCTCAATACCGACTTCTGGACGGCGTTTGCCGCTGGGAGCTACACCGCCGCCACTCCTGGCGGTGGCAACGCTCTCAGCCTGACGTCGCTCAAGGCGGCTGTGACGGCTTGGAGGAAGCTCAAGGACAGCGACAACAACCCGCTCGGCATCATGCCGCGGTTCATTGTTGTGCCGGCTGACCTTGAGATCACTGCGGCTGAGATGATGTCGTCCGCGTTGCTCATCACGGGCAGCACGACGACCCAGACCTCGCAGAACGTGCTGGCTGGGCGGTACGAGGTTGTCGGATCGAGCTACCTGTCGTCTGCGACGACTTGGTGGCTCGCCGCCAGCCCGATGGACCTCCCGGCGATGGAGATTGCCTACCTCAACGGGCAGCGTGCCCCGACCGTGGAATCGGCTGACGTCGATTTCGCTCAGTTGGGCGTGCAGTTCCGCGGCCACTTCTCCTACGGCGTGGCCGTGGCCGAGACCAAGGGTGCCTACAAGATGGCAACCGCCTGATGACAACGGAGCCCCGGCGGGAGCGTGATGCTCCCGCCGGGCTTCGGCTCTGACCTTTTCGATTTCGACACTCTCACTCAAAGGATTTCTCAATGCCAAGTCGTGTTGCGGATGGAAACAAGCTCGATTACACGCCGGTGTCCGCAGTGGCGGCCGGCGAAGTGGTGGTTCTCGGTTCGCTCGTGACGATTGCCGATTCGGCGATCGCCGCTGGCAAGCTGGGTGCCGTGTCCACCAACGGTGTTTGGAACTTCGCTTGCCTCACCGGCTCGACCGGTGCCCAGGGCTCGGCGATCAAGTATTGGGCCACCAGCGGTATCGCTTCGGCGTCTACCGGCGTTGACCTCGGCTTCCTCGCCAAGGCTCGCGCGGCCACCGATACGAGCGTTGACGTTCTCGTCGTTCCTGGCGGCAACTGATTGACTCCGCTCGCCGGTGAGTCGCTGTAACCGCGGCCACCGGCGGGCGTGGTCTGTGGTGGGAGGCGTTCGATGCAAGACATGATGAGCAAGGCCGCTACGTGGTTCGAGACGCAGCGGCGGGCGCATCTGTCGATCAACGCCGACTACTACAAGTCCGGCTCGTCAACGGCCGTGCCGTGCGTCGTCACGGTCGTGACGGGACGGTGGGACGTGATGGACACCGCCGGGCAGATGGCACGGATTCAGACCCGTGACATCTTCGTGGCGGTGTCGGATTACTCCGACCAGCCCGCGCGGGGCGATCGGATTGTGACGGAGGATGGCGAGGCGTACGAGGTGATGGTGCCACCAGGCCGGCAGCAGTGCTGGACGTGGGCGGACCGTGGCGAGAAGTTGCGTCGTATCCATTGTCTGCGGATTGAGGATTACCGGGTGGCATCGACCGTGTTCGCGTCTGGCGTCTTCGATTCGGGAGTGTATGCAGCATGAGCATTTCAGGACTTGTTCGCCGTTTGGTGAAGGGCACGGCACTGACGGCCGCGGAGCATGACGCCAACCTTGACGCGATCGAAGCGGCGGTGGATGCGAAGGTTGAAGGAACCGCCGTTACGGCGATCGTCGGCCTGACCTCTGCTCAGTACGCGGCCTTGTCGCCAAAGTCATCCACAACGCTCTACGTCATCACGGACGCATTTACCGGCGCAAACACGATCTATCTTGGCAGCGCCGCAATCGCCGCGGCACCAAACCTCTCGTAGCAAAAACAAACCCTAAAGACAGGAGCCTCCCATGCCAGGAATTGACCGCGAGAACGAAGGTGCAGTCAGTATTTCCGCCACCGCGTCGGCTTCCACGACCGGCCGCGTCAATATGCAGCGTTACGCTGGCGGCGGCATTTTTGTGTCGAGCCTCGTTACCGGCGTGACGATCACCTGGCACGTTGCCGAGTCGGCCACCGCAACGCCGGTGGCGTTGAACGACCGAACGAATACCGCCGTGACTCAGAGCCTGACCGACGCTCGGGCGTATCCGGTTCCCGACGAGTGCTACGGGTTCCCGTTTGCGGTGCCGGTGCTGAACGCCGGGACGGCCACGATCCGGTATTGCGTGAAGGGCTGATTTCCCGACGTTCCCAACTAGCGGCACTCACGCTACGTTCGGTCCGCATGATCGAACACCTGTACCAACTCGCGGCCCACGCTTGGCATTGCGGCGAGCATGACGTCGGCCGGAAGGCGTGCGAAAAGTTGCTTTCGATGCCTGGATTGTCGCAAGGCCGGGAGGAGAAGGTGCGACGGAATCGCACGTGGTACACGCGGTCGCTTGCCGAGGTGATCGGCTGCGAGCCGCGGCAAGTGCAACTACTGCCGAAGGTGCGGCCGGGGTGGTCGCGGTTTAACCCGTGCATCATCGACGGGCTTACGTACCCTTTCGTTAACGTGCGGTCATCGAACTACCAGATTGTCGATGGCAAGTACGTCATGCCGCCAGAGGATGGCGAAACTATCCGCACAGACAACATCGGATGCATGCTCGACCTCGAAACGCTTGGGATTCTCATTGAAGTTCCGGCCAAAGCCGAATATGAACGCACCGCCTTCCCGGTAGACGGCCTTGAGGACGTTCGGCTCAATCACGTTGACTTTGACACGGTCGTTTCGGCCACCGTCCGCAACGCGGCACCGCACGACGGCACATGCCGTATCGGCGTTGCTCGGATGGCACAAGGCGATCACGTTGACCTCATCGTCCGCGAGACGATGCCGGGCATCGCCGAGAAGAACTGGATGCCGATTCTCGGGCGTCGGGAATGGCTCTACTCGTGCAGCGTGCAAGGCCACACGGCAACGGCTGCGGAGGAAGGCGACACGTGGAGGGTGACGATCGGCTCGCCATCGCCCGCCATCGCTCGCGGGTTCCGCGGCGGCTCGCAGCTTGTGCCGGTTGGCAACGGGCAATGGCTCTGCATCGTCCACGAGGTGGCTCACGACGGCAAATGCCGCATCTATGAGCATCGGTTCGTCTTGTTCGCCGAGGACGGCTGGCGGATCGTCGGCGTATCCGAGCCGTTCTGGTTCCGCGAGAAGCGGGCCATCGAGTTCTGTGCCGGGCTGGCGGTCATCGAAGGCCGTGCGATTGCGTCGTTCGGTGTTCGCGATGCCGAGGCGTGGTTGGCGGAGTTCCCGTTGGACGCGGCACTTGCAGCGGTGAGGGTGTTATGAACGTGCGGATTGTGACGGGGTACGACGTACTGAATGGCCCGCGGCCCCATGAGGAGTACGTGCGGCTCGGGAATCGGCTATTGGCCTTGCCGACGCCGATCGACCTGTTCACGGACTGGCACGAGAGCTTCGAGCCGGGCTGGAATACCGAGATTCACGCTGACGCGGAAGTGCATTGGCTTTGGCGGATTAAGGCCGACAAGAGGCCGAAGATTCCGATGACCGACAACCCAGAGAAGGACACGGCCGACTTCCATGCCGTGCAGCATCAGAAGACGCAGTGGCTCGCAATGGCCGCGGCGATTGACCCACGGGACACGCTCGTATGGGTTGACCTCGGCATCCTTCACGTTCCCGGCGTGACGGAGGCGGGCATCCTGGGCCTCGTGGAGCGTGCCGCCAATCTGCCGCAAGACAAGGTGACTTTCGCGAGCATCTGGGGCGAGCCGATCCGCGGCATCTTGACCGACCGCGTGGAGTGGTGGTGTGCCGGCGGTGTCGTCATTTGTCCCGGCCGGCTGGCGGGCGAGTTTCACGCGGAAGCAATGGACGCTGCCGAGCGATGCCTGACGAACTTCGGACGCATCACTTACGAGGTGAACACGTGGGCGGCGGCATGGCGGCAACGGCCCGCCCTCTTCCGCCACTACCTCTGCGACCACAACCACACCATCTTGGAGGCGGCATGAAAGCCCGCATCGTGACCGGCTTCGTGCCGGACGCATTCCCGGCGAAGCATCTCAGCCAGGAGCAATTCCGTAGCCTGGGCGAACGGCTCAAGATGGCGGCAGGCGATTGCCTCATGCCGTTCGAGTCGCCTTTCGATTACTGCTGGTTGCCGCAAGAGAAATCGGTGGAGCATCTGCTGCCGTCGTGCCTCAACCCGCCGGCGGATCGCTTCGCAACGCCGCAGGACATGGTGCGGAGCAATGCCGTTCTGTTGCAGCGGTTCTACTGGCTGTACGCGGCATCGCGTAACGACCCGGACGCGGAGGTGTTCGCGTGGGTGGAGTGGTCAGCACTCAAGCAGACGAACGTGACGGAGGACGTAATCCGGCAGTTCGCCCAAGACTTGCAGGAGGTCACGCCGTTCGATGGCGTCTGTGCCGGTGGATGCTGGCCTATGGGACCGATCAATGATTCCGAGGCTCACTGGCGTTTCGTGGGCTCGTGCTTCGTCGTCCATGCCGATTGGGTGAAGGACTTGTATGAGGCAGTCCGTGGGGTCGTGCTGACCCGCACGACCATCACGGGCCGGCTGTCGTGGGACATGAACACGCTCGCGTTCGTGGAGCTGCTGGGCGTGATCCCGTTCAATTGGTTCAAGGCGAACCACGACGAGACGCAATTCCTCAACTATCGCAAGGCTTGGGAGGCACCAGTACGATGACACCGCTGTGCGAATTGGCACGGAAACACGCTTGCGACAAGGGCGGATGGCACACGCTCGCGGGCGAGCATTGCCACAACTACACACCGGCGTATCACGAGTTGCTAGGTCACCGGCGTGAGACGGTGAAGCGGGTTCTCGAAATTGGCGTCCACAAGGGTGCGAGCCTTCGCATGTGGGAGGAGTATTTCCCGAATGCGGAGATCGTGGGCGTGGATGTGGACAAGTCGTGTCTATTCAACGCTGGGCGGATTCGATGCTACTACGGCGACCAGAACGACGAACGGCGGCTTTCCAAGATTGCACAGCGAGAGGTGCTGCAATTCGACCTCATCGTTGACGACGGTTCACACCGCGACGTTGACCAGATACGGACGGCAGGGGCGTTGCTGCCGTACCTTGCCAAAGGCGGCGTATACGTCTGCGAAGACCTCGACTACGACTGCCATGCGGAATTGATCGGCACTTCGGTTGGTCGGCCCATTGACACCACCGTCCGCTACATCAACACCGGCATCGGCCTCGGCTCGGCAACCCGTTGCTCGCCGCGTTGCTCCATCTGCCGCGGCACGGCCGGCGAAAAACTGATCGTATGGGAGCGTGCCGCATGAAGATCGGCGTATATGCCTTGGCAAAGAACGAGGCCGCCAACGTGGCCCGATGGGAGGCCTGCTGCCGGGAGGCTGACGTGCGGGTCGTCACGGATACCGGCAGCACGGACGGCACCGTAAAGGCTTTGGAGGATCACGGCGTGACGGTGTGCCACGGCTCGCCGGTGCCGTGGCGGTGGGACGACGCCCACAACCTTTCGCTGATGCACCTTCCGGCCGACGTTGACGTCGCCGTGCGGCTTGACCTTGACGAGTCGATCGAGCCGGGCTGGCGGCAAGCGATCGAAGCGGCGTGGGTGGACGGCTGCACCCAGCTTCGCTACCCGTACCATTGGGGGCCGGGCATAGTGTTCAACCTTGACCGGATCCACTCCCGGCACGGCTACCGATGGACCGGTGCCACCCACGAAGGCCTCGTGCCGTGGGCGGTGGAACACAACCCGGTCTACACGACCAGCATCGCGGTTCACCACCACCGCGACCCGAACAAGAAGCACAAGTCCGACCTGACGCTACTCAAGCAAGCCGTCCGCGAAGCACCGCACGACGCCAGGATGCACTGGTATCTCGCTCGGGAACTGGACACCGAGAACGAAACCGGTGCCGCGGACGCCTACCGCCATTACCTTGCGATGCCGGGAGGCTCGCCGCACGAGCGTGCTTTTGCGTGGCGGCGGCTGTCGGTTCTCGACAAGGACCAGCGGCAGCGGCACCTACTCCGGGCTGTCTTGGAATCGCCGGAGCCGGAGGCACGGGCAGATCTTGCCGCGATGGCCTACGAGATTGGCGACCACGTGACGGCTATCTACTATTCGCGGCTTGCCGTGGCGGGCCAGAAGTGCGACCAGACGCACTCAAGCGACCCGAATGCCTACGGGCCGCTGCCTGCTTCGATCGGTGCGAGTGCTGCCGTGGAAGTCGGCCGCTACCGCGAGGCGTTGAAGTTCGCCAAGGCGGCAGCGGCGAAGGCACCGGACAACGACGAACTGGCTCGCAACGTAGCGGTGCTGGAATCACTGGTCACGGAGGACGGGCCGAAGCCCGATTAACATGGCAGCGGTTGACGCAATCGAAGTGCTGGTGGCGACGAGCTTGGCCGATAGCCTTGCCCGGTATCCGTTCTCCACGGCGATCGCACCCACGATGGAGTACGTGCCGGACTTCGAGCGGCTGGACGCTACCGACCTCCGGGTGTCGGTCGTTCCGGGTGCCGTGGACGTTACCGAGGCGGCGCGTGGTGCCAATCTTCACGAGGTGACGGTCAACGTCGTTCTCGCCAAAGCGATCACGGCCAACTCGGAACTCGGCGGACTGTCGCGGTTGCGTGCCGAGATTGCCGACAAGATTCGCTCGGATGCGTTGCCGGAGAGCGTGCCGGCCATGCCGTACGGGATGCAGTTCGTGAGCATCGAGAATCCGGTGCTGTACGATGCCAAGTCCGTGATCCACGGGCGGATATTCCTGGCGGAGATTGCAGTGACGTATCGTGGTCTGGTGGAGAAGCATGAGGCGTGATGGCGGTAAGATGACGGTATGGCTCTTCCTAGCTTCCGCCCACGCATAGCACTGACCGGCCGCACGAAGTTTTTCTTCGACCGCAAGCACGTCAAAGACGCGCTTTCCGACATGGAATACCGGGCGTTGATGAAGTCCTCGGTAAAAATCAAGGACTTTGCAAAGCGGTCGATCAAGCAGCGAGGAATGGCAAGGCTTTCCAAGAAAGCTGCCCTTGGAGTCGCAAACGGCCAAACGGTGTCGATGCTTACTCGTTCTGGCGTGATACCAGAGCGAACGCGAAGCCTCATTGTTCTTGAGCTAATGTTTCCACACGGGTCGCCTGCTGGAACGCCACCATTCTCGCACACACCGACCTCTGGGCATCAAGCCAGCTACTTGAGTTTCAAGCGAAACCTCTGGAACTTCTTTGACCCTTCAACGCGATCGGCCGTCGTTGGGCCATCGGCCAAAGGGAGGGCGTTGCCGTTCCTGCACGAGTTCGGTGGGTCGGTCAATCTTCGCACGCAAGCCTGGATTCCTCGCTATGGCCGCTCGATGCGGCGGCCAATCATTCGGACGATAGGCGACATCGGCCCGGTTCGAGACACGGGGCGATGGAACACGATCAGCACAGAAACGGCCCGTTACCCGGCTCGCCCGTACATGCGGCCGGCCCTCCGAAAAGCGATTGCTGGCGGCCACATCGCAAAGGCGTTCGCCGGTTCGTTTACTCGGGCTAGGGTAAGCGTGGCGGGCATGTCGGCCGGGGGCTAAGTGCGGTAGCGGTATACTGACGTATAGGTACCGCACACCGCACACGGAGCCGCAAAAATGCCGTCCGGCCAGTCCTATCGACTCGGAAAAAACAACAGTTTCACGTTCGGCTCGTCCATTGCCAACGTGGACATTCAGAACGTCACCGTCACGGTTGAGACGTCCGCCGAGGCTGAGGTCACGAGCCGCGGCAGTGGCGATATACAAGAGTTTTTGCCGGTTCGGAAGAACACCGTCTACGAAGTCACGGCCTGGCATCACACGTGCGTCATGCACGCGACCGGCCTTGTGACGATTGCCCCCCTCGCGGGCACGACGGGCATGGTCGCCACCGGCATCTACTACGTCAACAACATCGGCGAGCCGCAGGAGATCGACGGCGCGATCGTCAACACGATCACGCTCCGCAAGTACGCCCTGGGGTGATCCGTGCCAGTCGAGAAGATTTACTCGCTGGGCCGGAAATGCACGCTCGAAATCGACGGCGAGCCATGCGACGGCGTGGCAGACGTTTCGGTACGGGAGCGAACGGAAACGCTGGACGTCACTGGTCTCAACCAGACGGTCGTCAGCGAGGTTCCGGTCACTCGCACGTATCAGATTCTCGTCACGTTTTCGGAGTTGCGGATTGCTCGCCAGTTATGGAGCAATCGCGTGGAGCAAGTTGGCGACTTCACGTTGCCAAGAATCTTCACGCTGCTTGTTGAAGGCGCGACTATGACATTCCAAGAGCGGTTCGTCATTGCGGACATGGACGACGACCAGCCGCTTGACGGTGTTGTGATGCCGCGGATTCAGTTCAACCAGTGGGGGCACTTAGGCGCATGAAATCGTTTCGGGATTCAGAGAATCGGGAGTGGTTCCTTCGGCTGGACTTCGAGACGCTTGAGCGTGTCGAGGCTTCTACGGGCGTCAAGCTGGACGACATCGCCTCGGATAACCCTCAGAGCGTGGTGGCCGTGCAATCGGCCGTCACCCGTGGCAAGGTCTTGTGGGCGATGGTAGAGCCGCAAGCGGTGGAGCGTGGCATCACGCGGGCACAGTTCGCAAAGGCGATGGACGGCCCTGCCATGTACGCCGCTCACAAGGCGTTGCTGGATGAGCAAGTTTTTTTTTCTCCGCCGGAGTACCGAACGATCCTCGAACTGAGCCTCAAGGCCCAGGAGATTCACAACGCAAAGGCAGTGGAGGCGGCGAAGGCGGAAGCCCAGCATCTTCTGTCCGATGCCTCTGCCTTGAAATTGCCGGAGTTATCGGAGTCCATCCAGCCCGCTGGAGCCTCGGAGAACTAGTAGTGGCCTCGCGTGGCCGGCAACGTGAATCGTGGAACCACACGTGCGCGATGCTGGCTCAGATGGCAGAGATTCACCGCGACCCGAAAAAGCGATCGCGACCGTTTGATGCAGCGGAGATGCACCCGATGCGACCAAAGCCAAAGGTACAAGAAGTGGATGCCGCTGACCTCATTGCAATGGGGGCCATCTAATGAGCGGTGCTGCTGGCGTTCGCGCCGGAAAAGCGTTCGTTGAAGTCGGCGCGTACGTTGAGCCTTTCATGCGAAAAATGCGTGAAATGCGAGGCAAGGCGGCGGCGTTTGGTAACTCTCTCGCCGACCCTTCTGCCCGCGGGCGAGTTCAGGGTGTCGGCTCTGGCCTTATGTCTGGAGGTATGCGGGCAATGGCAGGCGGCATTGCCCTTGGAACTCCAATGGTACTCGCGGCAAAAGCCGCAGCCACGTTTCAGGACTCTTTGCTTGAGTTGAAGGGCGCCGTATCGAACATCACGCCAAGGGAGATGGATGCCGTCCGGGCCGCTGCCATCCGCATGTCAAAGGAATTGAGCGTTGGGCCTGCGGATGCTGCCGCCGCAATGACGCTGCTGATTAAGGCCGGCATGAAGGTTGAGGACGTGCTTGGAGGTGCCGGCAAGGCAGCGGTCGAGTTCGCCAAGGTAGGCGGTGTCGATGCCGCGACCGCTGCCGAGTTCATGAAGGTGTCAATGAACGTCTTCGGCACGTCAGCAGAGGAGGCCATCAACACGATGTCCGCCGCTGCTGATGCAAGCGAAACCAGCATTGCTCAGATGGTCGAGGCGTTCCCGCAGATTGCATCGGTCGCCAAGGGTACCGGGCAAAGCCTCTTCGGGTTGTCGCAAGCCATCGCGGTTCTCGCTCGCTACGGCATGACGGGCGAAGAGGCAGGCACCGGCATCAAGACTGTTCTGACCAAGCTCCTGGCACCTACCAACGAGGCCAAGGAAGCCCTGGCAACGCTCGGACTCTCGATGGAATCGTTCGTGGATGCGTCTGGCAAGCTGTTGCCTATCTCGCAGATTGCGGCCATGTTCGAGAAGAGACTTGGCGGTATGAGCGATTCCGCCCGCGAGGCCATGCTCGCGAATGAGGCGTTAGTCAGGGTGTTCGACGTTCGCGGCATCAAGGTCATCCAGGCGTTCGCCGATGCCGGCCAAAAGGGATTCGGCGACATCGCGACGGAAATGGAGAACGCCCGCAGCGTATCCGAGAAGTACGCAATTATGATGGAAGGCTTGACTGGTTTCTTCACCAGTCTGTACGCAGCGACGATGCGGCTCGCGGATGCGTTTGGCACGTCGCTCGGGCCGACGCTGCGAGTTGTCGGGCCACTGTTCACCGGGCTGATCGACGCTGCCGCTTGGCTTCTACACAACATACCTGGGCTAGCGCCGATCGTCGCCGGCCTTGCTGCGGCACTTACGGGCATAGGCGGCGGGATGCTGCTTCTCGGTGGAGGCATGTCGCTAACCGTCAGGGCTTTCGATTCGATCGTTAAGTTCGGGCCGATGGTGGTTGCGGCCCTGGCGCGGGTGCGGCTTGCGATGATTGCGACGGCTCGGTCCATGAAGGTTGTCATGGCGAATATGGGTCCGGTCGGGTGGGGTGCGCTTGCTGCTGGCGTTGCACTTGAGGCCTATTTGTGGACTCAAGGCGAAAAAGCGATGGACGATGAGGCAAAGCTGATCCGCGACGAGGAGAGGCAGTCGCTTGCCGAGACTGGAGGCGGTGGTGCTTCTCCTGCTGGTCAATCGCGTGGCGACACGTTCGGCACCTTCGGCGGCGGCGTCCTTGGTCAGCTTGGGATTGGTGCTTCGATCACTGCCGCCACGGAGACGGCAAGCAATACGGCAAAGATGACCGGACAGCTTGACGAAATCAAGAAAAACACGGCAAGGGCAGCGGAGGCTGCCAAGGGGACTATGCGTGCCGGCGGCTCCGGCACCGGCGTTCGTGGTGGCGTTTCTGCGGTCAGCGATCGCGGGTTGCTGTCTGCGGCAGAGCGTACGGCCCTGGGCGTTGAACGGAGTAACGAGATTCTGCGGCAGCTTGCCGCTCGTTCAAGCCAGCCTCTCGTGTTCGCGTAAGGAACCGCAATGGCCGAAACACCCTCCAACAACCTTGAGCATCGCGAGTCGGGGGCTGGCTCTATTTCCCGTGACGGTGCTATCGTCCAACGGAATGTCGAACTGCGTTGGATGGTTCATTCGATGCGGGGCTACGACGCAGCGGAGGATCGTGCCAAGACGCTTGCCCCTGGCGTCTACTTCGGCCACCGCCGCACGGGCCTAAGCGTGCGGCCGGTGTCGGGTAGCTGGTATGCGGTCACTGCTGAGTATGCGAACGCTGGAATTGAGCAGTACGAAGAAGGTGAAGCGGTCCCGAATGACGACGGAGCCACGATCGTACCTCACTCCGTTTCGGTCGAATTCACGGACGGCACGGAGCATATAACGCAGGCCTGGTCCGACTCCGGCGATCCGGACGCATACGTCACTGGGTCCGCTGCCACGGGAGGGGCACCGCTGACGTATGGTGCCATCAATACGAGTGGCAATCAGGTCAACGGCGTTGACGTCCCGGTCGGTGCAATGCAGTTCTCCGAAACGTGGATGATGCCGTCAAGCTATCTGCTGTTCGGGCCTGGCGGTGGAGCCGACCCGTACATCAAGACGCTTTCGGAGATGAACTGCAAGGTCAACTCCGACACGTTCCGTGGGTTCCCGCAAGGTTCGGTTCTGTTTCGTGGTGCCAGGTTTGAGGCATCAGCGACGGCAACGATGGTGCCCGTTACATTCCGCTTTGACGTTCGCGCGAGACAGACCGGCGTGACGATCGGCGAGATAACCGACATCTTTAAGGATGGATGGGACTATCTCTGGGTAGAGTATGAGAACGAGGTTGAGTCGCAAAGCCTCATCCGCAAGCCGAAGTATGCGTACGTCGCTCGGGTGATCGAGCGGAAGCCGTTCGCCAATCTCAAGATCGGCACGTCGTGGGCCAACCTCTACCTATCCACGCACGCATTTACGCACCCGCTTGAGTCGGCCGGCTTCGGGGTGACGTAATGGCCGACCCGTTTAAGCGTGTCCAGCCCGGCGAGAAGCTGACCATCCATGCTGCGGCATGGAATCGCACGATGGACGTCGTCTCGCCTCGTGCGGACTTCGGAGGAGCCCAAGCGGCCGACGCTTTGCTCAACTTCCGGGTGGCCGTCCGCAACGACACGACCGGTGTGCTGGACATCTATTCGGTGCTGAAGGTGGGCACGGCGATTATCACGCCAACGGGGCCGGTGGGTGGGCAGCTTGCCACGGTTCCGGTGTTTTCGGGATCGTACCCTGACGACAACACGGGCAGTGGTTTTTGCATCCTGGCGGCACCGTGTGCCACCGGAGCGTATGCAATGGGTGCCGTGGCGGGCGTAACGCCGGTCAAGCTGGAGGTGCTAGACACGAGCCACAAGTATGCCCGCGTCAAGAAGGACGACGTGACGCAGTTGCAGACGGCACTGGCTGGCCCGGCGTTCATTCTGTGGAAGCAGAGCGGCACCGGCGAAGGCAAGTGGGGCTACGTGCGGCTCGGAAACGATGACGAGACGTTCCGGCTCGGGCGGATCACTGGCGGCGTGTCGGGAATGTGGGTGAAGGATACGGTGGCGACGATTGAGCCGATCGACACGGACGGCTATGCCACTACCGGCATGTTCACTGGCGAGAACTGGTTCGCAAACGTCACGGTGCCGACCGGATCGTATTCGCGGGTTGCGTGCCACCGCTACGGGCCGAAGTGGTTTCTCATTGCTGCGGAGTGCTTCGAGTAATGGCGGGCTACCTGTTTGGCGTGAAGACGTGCCACTGCGGAGCCTGCGAAATCTGCCAGCATTGCTCGCACGCATGCCTGTCGGTTGCGTTCGCGGACTGGGGTGGCGAGGCTGCTGGGTGTGACTGCCAATCGCTGGACGGCACCTACATCCTCTCTCGTGGCATTGGCAGAAAGCCGTCGGCGTTTATTTCGGTAACGGCTACAACAGGCAGCGGGGCGGTGCTCAGAGGTGTTCTCGCGTGGGATGACGCCACTGGCACGTACTTGCTGGATGATGTGATTGTTGTAGCTGCTGGTTCTGGCTACTCCAACGACGCTACTGGCGCCGTGAATATCATTGACGGCAAGATTGGTTGCGGGGACTCGCCGACGGTAGACATCATTCTTGCCGCAAGAACACACCCGGCCACACTGGAATTTGACGCTTGGGACGCGGCGACTCCGGTTACGTTCACGATCACGTGGGCTCCCGCGAACGCGACCGTTGGTTCGGAGACATGGTCGGTTGACTCATTTACGATTATTGACGGAGGTTCTGGACAGCAAGACCTGTCTGGCACAAATCCGGCAACGCCGCAGCCAGCAAGTATCGTGGAGGTTCAGCCTTTCGGCGGGATGACGTGGGAGGTGGACCGAGCCGAGCCGGTTCTTGCCGCGTTCTCCGTGACTACGGCAGGAGGGGCGGGTGCGACGTTCACGCCTAACTGGGCAGTAGATGCGGCAACGCAGGCGTTCATCCAGGGTCTTGGGTACGCCGACGGGAGGTATTGGCAGATCGGGCTGCCATCCATTACAGGCGGCGGCACTGGGTATGCCCTCGGGGATGTCGTCGAGTACACGCTTTCGGGCGAGCATCAGACGTATGGTGAGTGGCCGAATGCCCCCGCGTCGCGGTATGCAGCGACGGTCACAGGGATTGGCGGCAGCGGCGAGATAACTGAGCTGACTATATCTGCCGCGCAGGATCTCCACATTCGGTCCGATGGCACGGTCGTCTCTATCATCATCTACGACGCTACCGACCGAGGCGAGTATTACGTCGCCAGCGGCATTGAGGATGCGACTGTCACGAATCCGGGGAAGATATTTCCGACTTCGGGTGAGGGAGGCGATGCTTGCACCTACTCACTTTGCGAAAACATCAACTGCGGTGACGGTCCGGTTTGCCGGAAAATCTCGCTGTCAATCGGCGCAGAGGAACACACGCTCACGGTGTCCATTGGAGGCGAGGTTGTCGCTACAGGCACGATTCCTGCCGAGGGCAACTCGTGCGGAGACATGACTTTTGAGTCCAGCGACTTCACTTCGGACTGCTCTTCGCCGGGGAGCGTGACGGTGGAGGCGGGCGAGTGCGACGGCGGGCCGAGTGACATTGCGTGCTGCACGGTTCCGTGCAGCGACTGCGAAGACGTTTGTGTCATGTACGCCCAAGGCAGGACAGGGACGGGTTTCTTGCCCGACGAAGGAGGCTTCACATACGACTGGTTTGTATCGCAGTCGCTGGGCGGCTATGTGTTTTGGAGCGAGAACAATGGTGGTCCAACGCGAAGAAGTGACGCGGTTTCGTTCAGTTCAGTCCAGTGCGTTGATGGCGAGTGGGTGCTCGGGGCAACATGGAGGTCGCAAGTGGCATCCGCAGAAGAGGGGCTGACTGGCAAGGAAACCATACGGGACTGGGATGTCCGCCTTCTTTTTGATGGCTCCGGGTGTCCTGTCGCCGTCGAGTTTCTCTCGTTTACAGAGTCGTACGGCGTCAACGGCCCTAGTATCTACACGCCAGTTAAGCCAGAAGTAGTATGGGAGTGCAACCCGCTCCCGTGATCCGCTGTCGCCTCCATCACCTCGAAGAACGCTGCCGCCAACGCGGCTACGACCTGGCCGACGCCGAGGCGTGCATCGTCGCTAGGCATGACGGCGGCACTATTGATGTGGACACGGAGCATCCCGCATACCCTCGGCCGCGAATGGGCCTCGGCGACATGGTTGCCGCCGGGCTATCTGCCGTTGGCATTACGAAAGAGCGAGTTGCCAGGGTTCTTGGCAAGCCTTGCGGGTGCAAGGAACGCCAGGCGTGGCTGAACGAAGCCGGGAAGCGGATCGGAATAGGTCTTCCCAACTAAGCGACTTCACGGTCAATTCCGCCGCAACCCGGAGCCGGTGACGTGCCGCCGAAAGACCACCACGTAACGATCCACAAGAAGCGGTGGACGATCCGGTTCACCAAGCTGCGCGGCGGTGCTGCCGGGTGGTGCGATTGGGACAAGCGGCTCATCCACATTGATAGCAGGCTCAAGGGGCAGGCGAAGGTTGACACGATCGTCCATGAGATTGTCCACGCAACGATGGGCGAACACGCATCGGAAGAGTGCGTGACTGAAGCCGGCAGGGTTGCTGCTTCGGTGATTCATCGGATTCTCAAGTACCGGGAGCAAGCGAATGGCTAAGGCTACGGACGCTGACAAGCTGGCCGAGGAGATTGTGGCGATGATGCCGCCCTCGAATCGCTCGCGGCCTTGGTGGGAAAAGGTTGATCCTAAGCACGCGGCGACGCTCGATCTGATCTTCACCGGATGGTTGGATGGCCGCTACGGACCAAGCAAGTCTCGGGCGGCGAAGGGCATATCCGCTTTCCTTCACTCGAAGGGAATTGCAACCGTTGGGCAACAAGGGGTGTCAGCATGGCTAAACGCCCGGACATCGTGAGCGAGATTGCCGCCGGCATCACTGCTGAGGAACGGCTGACGCTTGACGCCGAAGCCGCGCGGCTGCGTGCAGATCTTGCTGCCGTCAAGGCTCAATACAAGGCGGCTCTAGCGGAGATCGACCGCGAGCGGCTGCGCGCCGATTCGCTGGTCGCACTCAAGGGAATCAAGGGTCGTGGCGGAAAGGCGAGCCGTGGAAAGTCATCGAAGCGGCACAAGGCTACCGCCATCCTCATGCTCTCCGATGTTCACTGCGAGGAACGAGTCGCGCCGGAGACGGTCAACGGCGACAACGACTATTCGCTTGACGTCTGCGACAAGCGGCTTGATGAACTAGAGCGGCGATTCCTGGCGATGCTTGACCACGAGCGGAGCATTGCCGACGTGTCCCGCGTCGTGCTGTGGCTGGGTGGCGATTTCATCACCGGCCACATTCACCCGGATTGCGTCGAGGTGGCTCAGTTGTCGCCGCCGAACGCAACCCGCTGGATCGGCGAACGGCTGCGAGGCCTCATCGACACCGTGGCGGCCAACGCCAAGAGCGTGGTTATCTGCACGAACGCCGGGAACCACGGGCGTTCAACCGAGAAGAACCGAATTGCCACGGAATTGGACCACTCGTGGGAACAACTAATGTACCGAACGCTGGCCCGCGAGGAGCGGAACACCAACGTGCAGTGGCAGATTGCCGAAGGCCACCTCGGCTACGTTGACCTAGACGGGTTCCTGCTGCGAACCACGCACGGACATTCGATCCGCTACGCCGGTGGCGTCTACGGCCTGGCGTTGCCGGCCAGCAAGGCGATTGCCGGGTGGGACGCCAACCGTAAGGCCGACCTGACCATCTTCGGCCACTACCACACGTGGGGCTGGCTGCGAGGCTCGCGGTACGTCAGCAACGGCAGCGTGATCGGCCATTCGGCGTACGCAGTCCACATCAAGGCGTCCATCGAACGGCCGTGTCAGGGCATGGTGATCGTTGACCACGGGCGGAACGAGGTCACGAAGGCATACCCGTTGTTTTGTGATGGCGACTTGGCAGCGAAGAGGTAGCGAAAGGGAGACATGGAAGATTCAGCAGCAATCAAGACGCTCAAGGAAGCCCTGGCCGCAGTCAAGGATAGGCACGACACCTACGGGCCACCCAACGAACACTTCGCACGCACGGCCGGTGCCATCAGTGCCGTATTCGCTCACAAGCTCCGCGAGCCGCTGACGGCAGAGGACTGGGCCATATGCATGATTCTCGACAAGTGCTCGCGGCATCAGGGCGGAAACCCGTCGCCGGACAATCCGGTGGACATCGCCGGATACGCCGCGTGCCTGGCCGAAGTGGCGGCCGGGCACCGCTGAACGTCCGTATACAATGAGGGATAGGAGGCCGCTTGTGTTTCAGCAGTCCGAAGGCGTCTACAGGCGGTCCAAGCATGGCCGAGAAGCACTCTCAACGCCTTTGACTGCCGGTATTCATCCGCACGCCGCTGAACGTCGCGGTTGCGGCATTGGGTGCATCACGAGCCGGTCGTCCAGCGAGATCGAGTACGAAGCCTGGCTCCGTGGCATCACGGTAGCAGAGGTCATCGAGGAACAAAGGAGCAGGAATGTCAAATAGCCTCACCGCAAGCGGATCGACCCGGCTCAACTGGACGCTGACGGCAACCCAGTCCGTTGGCACCGTCACCCGCAGTGCCGAAGTCCGCACGAGCCGCACAATCTCGCACGGCACCGGGCCGGATCAGGCGACGGTCGGCTACACGAACACCCACATTGTTACCGGGGCATCGACGCTGACGTTCCCGTTCTCCGGCATCGAATACAACTCGTTCGGCTCGACCGGCCTCGTGGCGTTCACCGACGTTCGCGAGATTTTGGTCAAGGTGGCCCCAACGACCGGGGCTCAGTTGTTCGTCGGCTACGCAACCGGCGTGACCGGCCACCGCGTGCCGTACGGTGGCGAGTACCACCTTTGCAGCTACACGACCGGAATCGCTGCGAGCGATTGGGCCGGCTCGGCGTTGCGGATTCACAACCCGACCGCAACCGCCGTGAGCATCGACATTGCGATCATCGGCGTGGGTTCGTTCTCGTCCTAAGTCTCTTGGAGTGATGCAATGACTCTTTGGCAAAAACTGGCCCTATGGTCCGAATGGTATCCGCTCCTGAACATGGGGCAGGAGTTGCTTGCCAAGCCGGATGCACACGCCAAGACCGTGGTGCTTGCGGACATGCTTGAGTGGGCGTCGAAGAAGACCGACACCAAGGTCGATGACAAGTACGCGCCGCTGCTTGCGGCCGTGATTTCGACGCCGCAGTTCAAGGCGTTGGTGGATCAGGCGCAGGCTGACTACGTGGAGGCGACGAAGTGATTCAGGAAACGGCCGTTCAGATCGGGCAGCTAGTTGTTGGCGTCGGCCTCGTGCTGTACGGCCTCTACGGCCTCTACGAAGGCTGGAAGCGGCTTCCGGCGTTCAAGCTGCCGTCGTGGGGCAAGGGCGGTGACAGCGACGTGCATACCGTGGTGAACATCTCGATCCGGCTGGACGAGGCGGGCAAGACCCGTGCGGCTGACCTGGCCCGTGGACTCGTTCAGGAAATGCTTTCGCCAGCCAAGAAGGTTTGAGATGCGTCCGCTCGTGCTGATCGCCGCTGGCTTGTTCGTCATGTTCGGGCTTCCCGACGTGTCGGCGTTGCGGGATTGGCTGCCGGTGGCGGTGGTGCGGACGAGCGAGGTGGACCGGGTGGTTGCCGTCTACGACCACAACGGCAAGCGGCATTCGTCGGACGTGCGTGCGGCAATCAGTGCCATTGATGCCAGCGGCATTGAGGCGGACTTCTACGAGGTTGGCGGCACTGACGGCACGGGCGTTGTCGCTGAGGAATACAAGCTGGCCGAGGCGGCTGCCGTCAAGCATGGGATGCCGTGCGTCGTCTATCTCGCTGGCGGCCAGGTGCTGCGCGTCGTGACGGCTGACACGAAGGAATCCGTAATGGAGGCCGTGAAGTGATCGACCGCAGCCTCATCGACGTTTTCCCGTCGCACAACACCGGCTACGTCGATGGCGACGAGGATACCGCCGACAACCTCTTTGCGGCGTGCGGCGACTCGGCACGTGCGTTCCCGCCTGAGATGATGGTGCCGAAGCACGAACGCAAGGCGATGGCGGAAGCGAACGACCGCAATCGCACTTGGGGGCTGAACTATCTTTCGAGGTACACCCATCAGGGCGGGTCGCACGAATGTGCCGGACATGCCGTGACGCGGAGCGGCGAAGGCGCACGCAATCGGCTTCGCGGCATCATCTACGCCGATGGACCTAAGAAGGGGTTCCGTTATCCAGAGTCGTCAAAGGGCGACGTGTACCTTTCGCCGCTGTCTATCTATCTCGAAGCGAATCCGTCGCAATGGGGTGGCAGCAACATCGTCCGCAACGTGAACATCGCCCAGCGGCGAGGGTGGCTGCCGGATCGCGTGCAACCGGCCGAGTACGGCCTGCGGCATACGCTGCATGGATCGGCTGGCGGCAAGGAGTCGAGCAATCAGAGCATCGGCCCGTGGGTGAGCCTTCGCAATCTTCCCGATGGTTGGGAGGAAACGGCGAAGCATTTCCGTCCACTCGAAATCATCATCATCGAGAACGAGGATCAAGCTGTCTCGGCCCTGCTGCATGGCGGGGTCATCGCCTACGGTCGCAGGGGCCATGCTGTCGCGGTCGCTGGGTGGAAGCACGACCAAGACATATACCCGTACGCCGACTCGTACGACCGTGTTTTGTACGACTCGGCCGCCACGTTCCGCAGTGCGTGCCGTGGTGCCGTGTGTGTGTGGACGACAACGCAACCGCAGGACTGGATGAAACCAGCAGGGTGAACCATGAAACTCCGCGAGTTCCTAGCCGACTGCGTGCTTCTAGTGGGCATTGTGATTGCAGTGCTCACTATCAGTTTTTGGCTCGCCGGCTACTGCAACGCCGCCGAGTGCCCCAACTGCGATGCCGGCCTCGTCGGGCCTGGCCCGGTTCGCTACGTCTGTCCGATCTGCTCGGGTGTAGGAAATCTGGACCATTTTTCCCACACGGGAAAACCTGGTGATTCAGGAAGCGTACCATCCCGATCGGGAGCGCATGACGAGGCGCATCAAAAGGCGCATGACCACCGGCAGGCCGTCGTGCGGATCGTCGTTGCCGAGGGGCCGTCCACCAGCCGTGGCAGCGGCGTTGCTATCGGCGACGGCAAGGTGCTGACCGCGTGGCACGTCGTCCGCACGAATAGCTCTGCGAATATACCCACGGTGTATTTCCAAGACGGGACTCAAAGCAAAGCACGGGTTGTGAAGGCCGACGACGCTTTTGACCTGGCGTTGCTGCAATGCGAGACGCCTGGCCCGGCATTCGCGTTGTTGGGTGACGAGCCAACCGTCAAGGAATCCTTGACAGTTGTCGGCTACGGCCCGCATCCATCGTCGTGGCGTGAATCCCGTGGCCGGATCATTGGCCGGGCTCGGCCGTCTAGCGAGCACCCGATGGATCACATCATCATTTCGACTCCGGCCAGGCAGGGCGACAGCGGAGGCCCGGTATTTAACGCTCAGGGACATATAGCCGGAATCCTGTGGGGTAGTGAAGGCAGCCGTACATATGCGACCCACGCCGGCCGGATTCGGGAGTTCCTGAACGGCCCGACCATCGAGGATGTCGTGGCGGCGGCACAGTGCCCGGATGGCAAGTGTGGCAAGTCCAGTTCTCCGGTAAAGCCGGATAACTGCCCCAACGGCAGGTGCCGAAAATGACGCAGGAAGACGTCTACGAAGCCGCGTGGGAAGACCTTGCCGCATCAACGTGGCGACGGAGCCTGCTAGGCCGCAACCGCTGCCTGCGACTCACCAAGCTTGCCGTACGCAACATGCCATTGACCGCTCGCACGTTATCGCCGGAGGGCCGCAAGGCCATCAAGCGTCGGGTGCGTGACCAGTATTCCGAGCAATGCGGAAGCGTGTTCGTGGCGTTCGCGCTGTCTTGGGCTATCGGGCGGATTGTGGACATGCTGATCGACCGCTGGTGGTCCAAGGGGGGCAAGTGATGACGCGAGAAGAGTTTGGCAAGTTCGAGGTATGGGTGAAGCTCGTTCGCGAGTTCGGCTACCCGACCGTTGCCCTGACGCTCGTGGGGGCTGCGGTGTGGATCGGGTTCTGGCGTATCCACGACTCGGCAATCGTCCCCGTCGTTTCCACGACCGTCGAATACATCAAGCAAAGCGGTGAGATTCAGCAGCAGCAGGCTTCAGCAATCGAGACGCTTGCCGAAGCCAAGGCGGACCAGACCCACATTCTCCACGGCATCAGCGAGACGCAGCGGGAGATTGGGCAGATTCAAGCCGAGATCAAAGACACGCTCAAGCGGCTAGAGCCATCAATCCACGCACCGAGGACTCCCTGATGCCGATGAATCATCGACTGCTGGTGCCTCGCCAGACGCTCCACCCGGAGGCGTTGGCTTGGCGTGCTGCTGTGGTTGCGAATGGCGGCAGTGTCACCGGATCGCAGGTGAAGGCTGTTGATACATACGTTCGGGCCGCATACTCGGGCGGATACCGCTCGCTTCTGTTTCGGCATAATCCATTTGTTGGCAGCGACCTTGCTGCTGGACTCGTTCCGTTGTTTCGCGGCCCCTCGCAATCGACCGCCTACGGAAACACGACGGACACCAACGTCAACTTCGTTGGCGGCGATTTCACGGCAACTGGCGGACTAACAACCAGCGGGGCCAACTCCACGAAGTACCTAGCAACCGGGCTTATCCCGTTCAATGTCGGGCTGACCGAGCAAAACTACCACAACTCAGGTTTTTTTCCAGACACGCTCAGTACGAACGGCGACTGGATTGGTTCCTCAAATGGAGGGGCGTTTTCCATTTACTTCCCGGCGTTCACAACGATTGGCATGTACGTTCGCTTCGGCGGCGGCTCAAATTCCGGCATCGAAAACGGCACACTTGCGGCTCGCAATGGATTGCTACTGGGTCAGCGGTCCAGCGGCACTGGCGTCGGCTATCGCAACGGCACAAACATCGCCGCCACGTCGGTTACGTCCGGCTCCGTCGCGTTCGCAACCGGAAACCCGGCAGCCTTGTTTGTGTTTGCTCGCAACAACGCGGGCACGCCAACAAGCTATTTTACTGGCCGCTCGTTCGGCTACTCGATCGGCCTGCCGTTCACTGACGCACAAGCTCTTGCGTTCTACAACGCCTGGCTCGCCCTCAACACCGCACTGGGGAGGTCATGATGACGCTACAGCAACTCCTCACCGCCGACATCGCCACCCTGCGGCAATACGCCCTGGTGTTTCCCGCTCCGCTCTCGCAAGCCATCTCCGCAAAGTGGGCCGAACACGGCAGCACAAACTGCGTGCCGTCGCCGGTGCAACTAACGGACGGGAGATTCATGCTCTCGGCTGACGTTCTCAGCGAAGTCGGGCCTGGCGGCTTGCTCCACGCAATGTGGGCGGCATCGGACTTGCAGGCCATCGCCCAAGGCACGACGGTCATGCCGTGGAGCGATGCCGTCGCCCTGATCCCCGAGGCCGAGCCGCTGTGACACTCTTTCCGCCGCTATCGCCGGAAGACCTTGCCGCGATGGAGCAGCGCGCCCGCAGGCTCGGCCCGGCGAACTGCTGGACCGGGACGGGTGGCACCCTCGCAGCGGACATGATCCGGCTCATCGACGCCTATCGGCGGGCGTGCGAGGCGTTGGCGGTGGCACGCGGGCATTCCGGGGATAAGTAGTTATCTCCGGGTGCCGAATCGGCGATAAGTCGCGGCTAATCGGTGATAAGTGGGGCGTCGAACCGGGCGCTAAGTCGAATCAGGGGCGCGACCGGGGCTAATAGGTAGTTCTCTCACGGGGACAAGGGCACGGAGGGCGACGGCCTGATTCTCGCCGCAACGATCCGAAGCGTACCGTCATCTTGCCGCTCATATGCGAAATCCACCAAGGCTTGCATCCGCTCAGACTCAAAAGCCGCCTTGTAGTCATCGGTCAGCGTCAGCCGCCCAACAACGTCGTCTATCTCACCCGACCACTGCTTCACGACAACGATATCCATCATTCCTCCCATGGTGTGCTCCCGGCCAACTGTTCATCCTGCTCATGATCGGCGATCCCTTCCGGTCACTCTGGCAACAATCGAATCTATCTCCTCCTGCGATATCGGCTCTGGCTCAACCTCGTCCAGTGCCCGCTCTATGCAATCAATGCACATCGGGTTCGGTTCGTCGGGCCTGGTGTCCGCTGGCGGGGGAAGGCTCTGGAAGCTCTCTCCGCATCGGCAGCACAGAAAAGAGAGAACAAAGCCTTGCAGCAGAATCGCGTCGTCGTCTTGTCTCATAGCAGTATCTCCTGGCTGCGATCTGCTGAAGGCAGCCGTTAGGCAACAGGATGCCAGAGCCAGAGCCAGAGCCGTGTTCAATCATCGTCGTACTCCGCTTCCTCGTCCGCATCTCTGGCAACCAGTAGTCCAACGTAGTTCGCGCATTCGTACAGGTCTCGCATCCATTCCTTGGGCCACTCCTTGTCGTGGATGTGCTGCCACTTCTCGTGATCGTGAACCCACCACGCCGGAAACCAGTACCCCCAGTTGGCTTCAATGACCACCTGCGCGTCCGAGAACTTGACCGCGAATACCCCAAACGTCTTGTGGATCGACCATCCGTCTTCATCGTCTGGCCCTTCGACCATTGATGGCGGCAGGAATATCGTGTTCGACTTCCTTCGGTTGCACGTTACGCACGCCGCGACGAGATTGGCTTGGTCATCGCTTCCGCCCAGCGATCGCGGAATCAAGTGATCCACCTCAAGGAATTCGGAGCCTGGCTTGGCGTCGCAGTAGCGGCAGGTGAAATTGTCGCGATGAAGAATCCGAAACTTCTCGGTTCGCTCCTGCCTCCACTTCGCGGATGTCGCCGTCGCGGCGGTGCGGTTTCGTTTCATGCCATACTCCTCGTCAAACAGGAATGCCTAACAAAGCCTTGCAGCAGAATCGCGTCATCGTCTTGCGTCATTGATACTCCTTTGGCTGCGATCTGCTGAAGGCAGCCGTTCTCTCACGGAATGAAAAGCCGGTTACCGGAGTCCGGCGTGGCCGTATAGCCGCCACGGTTTACGCCGTCCCTGCGGGTTACAGGGCTGGCCTCACGTCGCATCCCCACAAGCGAGTCCTGGCAGTGATGACGCCGAATTGATACGGCCTCGGCGGTGGCGTTAGTGGCCACCAGCCTAGTCATGTTTCCTGACTCGCTTGGTTTCCTCATTGACTCTGCGCCTTTCGTGCTTCGCCAGCCAATCCATAAGTATGTGGGCCGATTTGCGATGGATCACGATGGAGTAGCCGCGTGATCTGTTGAAGGCAGCCGTTAGCTCATCTAGGAATTGGCAATCTCCGCCAGCACATCGGCGTGGCACGGGCCGTCCAGCGAGCACCAGCACGCCAGTTTCTTGCCCGCCAGTTCTGACTTGGCTCGGATCGCCAGCGTCGGCTCGCGACGGATCAGTTCGCGATACAGTCGCACCGCGTATGCCTTTGCTTCATTTTGGCCTGGCATCGCGCAAACCGATTTCCCGCTTGCGGCTCGAACTACTCGCCATGAACCGTCGCGATACTCAGCACGAAATGGGTTCCCCCACACCGTAGGACGCCCAACATATACGGCCCCCTTCGGTGTCCTCGCCCCACGGCTCCTGGTTCGCTGCACCCTCAACGGATGAGGAGAGAGAACAAAGCCTTGCAGCAGAATCGCGTCATCGTCTTGCGTGTTGTTCATAGTTGGTTGGCTGCGATCTGCTGAAGGCAGCCGTTAGCCCATGGAAACAAGACGGAACTCCCACGGCCTGAACACAACCAACGCGGACGGGAACGGTGCGGGGTCCGTGGCGTCCCCGAACTTGAGCCGTCCGCGCAGAAACCGGATCTCCCCCTTCATCGCGTAGCGGTGCCACCAGTTCGTGTCGGTCCTCGCCGGAACCAGGCAAACCACGGTGGCCCCTGCCTGTGCCGAACCGTAAGCCTTGGCCATCCACGCCTCGCAGTTGCTGTACGGCGGGTTCACGAAAACCGTTTCCGTGCCCCAGTCCTGGCAAAGCCCGTTGTCGGCCTCGGTGTAGAACTTCTCGCATTTTGCGTTCGTCCCGTCCGTGCATGGGTCAAGCGTGAATCCAAACTCCTTATTGAGCGAATCGAAAAGCCACTGCGGCGTAGCCCATACGTCGGTCTGCGTCTTGCCCCCAGGCGGAAGCAGGATGGAATCAGCGAGAGGGCTAACCAAGCGTTGGAGCGGACTTGCGATAACGTCTGTCATGATGGTGAGTCCTTTGGCTGCAAGCCGCTCAACTTTTCCGTTAGCAAACAGGACAGGGGCATGGCTCGCCTGGTGGTTTGGGTAGGGGCTGCCAGTGAGTGATGCCAAACGTAACTCCCGACTCCACGAACCAGAGCTTGTGCCCGCTTTTTCTCCACGCAACTTTGACTACCTCGCCGCCTTCGCAGCAAACCAGCACGGGAGTCTCCTCGTCCGGAAGCCTCTCGCTGGTGGAAACCCACGGCTCGCCGAGTAGCGGGCCTCTTTTGATGACCCGCACGGCCAATCGCAGCCCTGTAATCTCCTTCTCCATCGCATTGACGATCCTCGTGACCGTGACCGGCTCGTCGTCCGGGCAATCAACCACGAGGCCAAGCCGCTCAGCAGCCGCCTCGGCGTGGCAATGCTCCTCAGCCCACCACTCGCTCGCTGCTACCAGCGCGTCATTGCCGCCGTTCATGATCCGAATGACGAAGTCCTTTACTGCTCCCATTTCAATCCTCCTTGCGGTGATTGGTCGGTGTATTCGCCGCAGATCATTCGTCGATCCCCGGTATCGGCAGGTCAACGCTGGCAGTCGTGATGGCCCGCTTCGCCAAGTCGCTACCAGCCCACACCATCGCCTTGCCAGACTTCTTGGCTCCCGCGATTGCCTCATTCACCATCGCGGCATACGGGTCGTTCGCCCGCCACGCAGGAAAGAGGGCGTCCTGGTATCGCACAACGAACGCAGCGACGTCCTCGCCATCGCCCTCCACAAGTAGATATTCACCATGCTCCGGCTTCTTGCGCGTGAACTTCAGCGGCCTAGACTTCGGTTCGTGTGCCTCCCGCCATTCCTCCATAGTCAGACCGCGATACGATGGCTCGTCGGCCCATAGGCAGGAGCACGCCAGTATCACGGCGAGCGTGAGCATGACCACGCCGACACCGAAACGGGCAAAGGCAAGGGAAGTATCTTCAGTCATCGTATCGTCCTCCTTGATGTGAAATCGAACCAGAAAAAGAATTGCTAACAAAGCCTTGCAGCAGAATCGCGGTCACGCTCACTCATATGGAAGCTCCTTTGGCTGCGATCTGCTGAAGGCAGCCGTTAGGCAACAAAACCAGACACGGGCTTGTGCGTCCTCTGGAAGTGAACTTCCTCGCCGTAGTAGCCGTTTGACTCGCCCAGCCATCGAACGACAACTTCG